GCACTCGTTCCCCATTACGAGTACCCTTGTAAGATATAGCCAGTACCTCGCAAGGCACCGGGCATGCATGCGCAGCCGGTGGCCAGCGAGTCCGCCAGGAGCCCCGCGAGGAGAGGGGAGGGTACTTGCTAAAAGTTGATATACTTCTCGAAGAGCACCTGGTGGATATAGCTCTCGAAGTATATATGCCGGTTGAGATATGCGGTCTTTAGATAATAGTAGTCATTTGAGAAGCGCTTCAGCTCTACATCCGAGGAGTCATATGTCTCAGGATTACCGGACAGATGATCGGTGACATACCAGCGCATGGCGCTCTTGTGTTTATAGATGACGAGCTCACCGACCTGCACGATCGGCTTGTACTCTCTTAGGCTCATTGACTTGACCTGTCCGAAGTATTCCTTGTTGAAGTCGTTCTTGAGCGACATCTGGGAGAAGTCCGAGTCTTCACCGGCCAGACGGTACAGAGCGGTCTTTGACTTCTTCTTTGATATGGGCGAGTCATGCAGTATATAGATCGAGAGGTCCCGATCAGGCAGCTGCTTGAAGTCCTGATGCTTCTGCAGCATCTTTTCCGCTGCCGTGATGATCTTCAGCTCTGTGAAGATGGGATTGGCCAGGTTCGAGCTGTTCGACAGGCATATGACCTTCAAGGGCTTCCGTCCTTTAAGCTCTCTGTTTCTTCCTATGGTCTCGATCGCGTTCAGGAAGGCCGTACCTTCGCTCTGTATCGGTTTTTCATGGCGTTCGGATATAAACTCGTCATAGAGCAGAACGTCCACGTCAGAGGCGTCAAAACCCCTTATATTGGATACTGTGCTCAATGCAAGCATGAAGGCCACTGGATCTCCGTATGGCTTCTCTATGCCGTTTTCATCTTTAACGGTCCGATATACTCCGGTGATGTTCTTGTTGACGCGTTTCATCATGAAGCTGTAGGCGTCACCCAGTTCAATGCGCAGAGCTTTGAACGGGTTGAGCTCATCCGATTTAATCATGTCGATCTGCGTCTGGGTGCGTCTCATGTAGATAAACTTTATCTGCTTATCGATGAGATACTTCAGGAAGCCGAAGGTCTTGCCGATGCCACGGGCGCCGACCATGAATATGAACGTTGATCGATCCTTCTCCAGCGTCTTATCTACATCGATGTATCCTTCTTTTGTGTAGTACATTCTGTTTCTCCTTAATCTGCTTTTCTAAATGATGTATTTTCTCATAGAGCCATGATGGAGCGACTTTATGCTCTCTTCTATAATCGTGTTCAAGCAAACCTTTCCAACACTTGAGATCAAAAAGAAGTTCTTCAATTGTTCTTTCTTTCATTATATAAAGGCGGTTTGCACCGCCTTCCTCCTATCTTCTGTACTTCTTGTTATTTGTCTTCTTCTCCGGTTCTTCTTCGGCTTTACGGGCACCGATCAGATCGAAGTCCTCGACGATCACCTGTGTTGACCAGACGGTTTTTCCGTCTTCGTCTTTATATGACGATACACGAAGGTGACCTCTTACGCAGAGAGGTGATCCCTTCTCTGTGAATTTTTCGAGGATGTCAGCAGCTTTGCCGAAGATGGAGCAGCGGATGAACTGCGCGAGAGAGTTGCCTTCTTCATCGACACCGTCCCTGACTGCCAGTGTGAAATTGGCCCAGCGCGTATCCTTTGAGCCTGTGCTTACCTTGATATTATCTGTTAATCTACCCATTAATGTTACGTTGTTCATACTTTCCTCCTTAGTCTTTAACTTTGAACAATCCTTCGATGTCATGGTCTGAGTATTTGATCTCCATGACACCATCCAGTATAGCCCTATACTCGGCCGTTATGCCCAGCGTATAAGAGCTGTCTCTGATCACTACATTGTCAGTGATGCGGAGATCATGTCCGTCTTCCTGTATGACCATGTCAACATGATCATTGAAGACACTTTCAGTTCCTCCGGCTTTCCTGAATACGAAGCCTTCCTTGAAGTTTTCGATCTTCTCTAGTTCTTTTCCTCCCTCTTTTTTATTGACACCGGCTATTGTGATATGCAGCCGTTTGTCTTTGTCTTCCAGCACATACTTTTTAGCGCCCAGAGTCTTGAAGCGGTTCGGCAGATCATAATGCTCCGACTCATAGACTCCCATGAAATGGACGACTCCTTCGCGATCGGCAGCGTAGGCTTTCCACCTTGTCGCCTGCTCTTCCATCTGTCTGTTGTAGTCGGTGAAGTCTACATCACCGGTATATTTTATTGAATCGGTATCACTATAGATGAAGTTCATCGGCTCTTTACCGTTATGCGTCACAACATCGATGCCGTCGGCCAGACGTTTGCGTGACCAGGCTGTAACCCATACGCCCCATGCATAGGACAGGAACGCTGACCGGTTATGTCTGGCGATCAGCTTCTCCAGCGGTTCATCCTTCGGAACGAAGTCACCGTCAATAAACTCGATCGTATCCTTGGCAGGGTCTTCGACCGTCATGCCGTAAGTGCTGTTCAGTTTTTCCTTGTTCTTCATATAGAAGAGATAGTCGTCTGTTCCTTCTTCAACTCCCTTCAGCTCTGTCTTTACCTTGTAGTATTGAATGACGACCGATCGGAGCATGGCAGGAAGCATCTTGTATCTGGATGAGTACAGATCGATGATGACCTGGCGGTCCCATTTATACCGGCGCGCGATGATCTCATAATCGATGTCCGTGATCGTCGTCTCCAGATACGAAGCCCGGATGATCCTGCCGTTGGAGAAAGTCCCCTCTTCGATGCGTCTGCACTTGTCTCTTGACAGGTAGGTATGGCCCTCGGCCTGATCTTTGAGTCTCAGACCTATGAACGCGATACGGAAGAGCAGCGCCTTGCTTTTCATTTTGTAGAGCTTCTTGAAGTCATCAGGGTCCTCTCGGTAAAATCGCTCCATCGGATATTTGCACATCAGCATCGAGGACGGATACGAGGACGTGATGTCTACGCTCTGGACGTTCTCGATGATGTCGTCGGCGTTCCACCGGTTGGCGATCGTATCTCCTCCTCGGAATGCTTCACGAAGCAGGCGGTACACATCCGCATCCGGAAGCATCTCCTGCAGCTGTGTATGATTGAAGCCTTTCATGGCCTGCTTCACATCTCTGCGGACGTAACCTGTCGCGGTCAGTGGTATCGTCTGGAGATTGTCCTTATCGGAGGCCATCTGCTTGTATAGAGCCTGCACAAGACCTTTTACATCATTGATACAGTACTCCATCTCCCGGGCCGTAAGCGGTGACCAGGGAAAGCGTCTTTTTGAGTAGTCGAACTCCAGACCGGAGAGCTTCTTGTTCTCGACATTGTATTTGAGCAGAAACTTGGCCAGGGGCATGTTGGTGAGATAATAGCTGCACCTGAACTCAATGCAGTCAAACATGGTGCACTTCAACACCTTGCGCGATTCTGTCGCAAAGACCTCGTCAGCCTGAAAGTCATAAAGACCCTTCAGAAATTGAAACTCATAGGACAGATTATGCACATATACGACAAGCCATGCGACACCTCTGATGCGTTCGACGATGTGATCCAGAAACTGGAAGAAGTCCTCCCAGGTCCTGCCGGTCACTGTCTGGTCGAGGCCATACTGAAACTGCCAGATATACATGACCGACTGCTCGATCTCCGGCAGTCTTGTCGTCTCGATGTCAAAGGCCGTCACGATGTCGAGATACGGCTTGCTTCCTTTTTTGCGCGGGACTTTAGGAATGATCTGAAGGTCAGCCAGCTGATCGAAGTTAAAGTCCTCCGTCAGCATATCAGTACTTCCTGATATAGAGCTTCTTCGGCTTGATCTGTTCGATGACCTTGCCTTCTTTGTCTCGCTTTACGTTCTGCCTGGACCAGCGGTCGATATTCTTCAGTATCTGGGTCTTGGTGAGCCGTCTGTCTTTCATCTCCTTGATCTTGTCGATCAATTGCGTCGATGAGTACAGGGCGCCGAGACCCTTTGCTCTTGCGTCATCCAGGAAGCGCATGAAGCTGTTGAAGTTCCGGCGGTTGATGTAGTCATAACCTTCACGGTGCAGTGTATCCAGCGCCAGGGACATAGACCTCTCCTGACCTTCTACGGATACCGCTCCCGACTCCAGCAGCTGCTTGGCTCTCTTGTTCATGCGCCGGAGCGCATTATAGTTGTAGTTCGGATCACTGATTTCGAAAAACTCGCCTTTATATCTCTCCAGGGCGATGGAGTCCGGGACCTTTTTTTCAAGCTCCTCGAGATTTCTGTTGATCTCTCTTACATTGCGGTTGAACTCCCGCAGGATATTCTCTCTTGTCTGTCTTGTTGCCATCATTGCCTCCTGTATCCGAGGGACATCATCCAGGCTTCGAAGTCTTCCAGAGAGATGTCGACGCGGTCGTTCTGTCTGTTGTGCTGCCTGAACAGCTTCAGGCATCTGGCTGTCGACATGTCGCCTCTGGCCCATGCGTTGAAGATCGCCATGTCATTGGCTGCCGCTTTCTGGGAGTCCAGCAGCAGGCTCTGTATCTTTTCAAAGTTCCTCATACAGTCCATACTTCTCCTCGAGCATGACGATCTCCATGCCGATACGGTTCAGGGCGTCCTGATATTCCTTGTCCTGGATCATGCCGGCGAGCTTTGCGTTCTCGTTCGCGTTATACTGCTGTCGGAGGATACGGATGCGGTCCGCGTCCTCCTTCGTCATCTTAACTCTCTTTTTTCTCATTAAACATACCCCCTCTGTTCGTATACATCGTTTCAAAGGTTGCAGCGACTACCGATATGAGCATGCTCATCCAGTCCGTCTTCTTGCCTTCGTCCTCTTCGTACCATTCGCACATCTTCTTCAGCTGCGGGAGAGTGAGCTCCTTAAATACTCTGTTCAGTTCCTGTTCACGCTCTAACACAGCCATGCTCCTCCTGAGCGATCATGATCATCAGGCTGTCGACATCCAGAGCACCATCGTCATCTGTTACGTTTTCCAGATACCAGAGACCCTTCGGTTGAAAGCCATGTACATGATAGTTGTCAGTATTTACCAGAAATACATCAGTGATCGAGTGATCCTTCTCTGTATAGATGTGAATCCTCTTTTTCTCGTTGACTGCGAAGATATGCATGATGTCGTCATATCTTTCATAATCGTTGACTCTTGCTAATTTCATGTGTTTTCCTCCCTGCTGTTTATCAGCTTACCTCTATTATATAAAATAAAAACGCTGTCAAGAGGGCTTCCCGGCATTTCACACAACTTCACACAATTCATAAAATATTATGCGAAATACTGATATAATTATATAGAGAGGCACAACTCCTAAGGACAGCCCCGGAAGGGTGGAGGTGCACTTGTCCGGTGCATGACTGAGCCTCTCTATGAAAGGAGACAACGATGGACGATGTTAATGTCATTATCCAGGCTATCAGCACAGTAGGCTTCCCGATCGTTATGTGCGGGATCATGTTCTGGTTTCTTTGGAAGGAACAGGAAAGCCATAAGGGCGAAATGCTCAGCCTTAAAGAAGTTATCAGCGAGAATAATAAGGTCCTGGAAGGACTTAAACAACTCATCGAGGATAAACTCAAATAAGGAGGCTCATTACATGAAACTATCCGAAAGACTGGCGCTCCTCAGGGCAGGCTATTCCAAGGACGAGATCAATGCCATGATCGAGGACGATGCCAAGGAAAGCAAAGAAGCACCGAAGGACGCACCGGAAGACAATGGCGCAGGCGACATGATGAAAGTCATGGCAGCTTTAGCCAATGAGGTCAAGGACCTCAAGACTGCGATCTATAAGGAAAACATCGCAAAAACTGAAAGTAAACAAGGCGGGCAGCTGAAAGCAGAGGACATTCTGGCTTCTCTGATCAATCCGCCTGAAGACGACATGAAAGGAGAATAACAAATGTCTGTAAACACTATGTCGAAGCAGCAGGCGTATGCGCTGATCAATGCGATCCATCAGGAAGCTACCGGTCAGGTATCGATCCAGCCGACTGACCTGTCGAGCTTCATTTCTGTCGCGCAGGCGACACTGCAGAGCGGTTACGAAAACACGCTCAACGCCATCACCCAGGTCCTGCAGCGCACGATCATCGCTGTCCGCCCATACGACGAGAAGTTCAAAGGACTCCAGATGTCTGCCGACAGCTGGGGCGGTATCATCCGCAAGATCAACTTCGCAGACCGCGAATCGATCGCAGACCCGACTCATGAGACCGTCGAGGGTCAGTCCATTGACCAGTACACCGTACGCAAGCCGAAGGTCATCGAGACCCGCTACGTCGGCAGCGATGTCTACATGGGAAGCTATACCATCTACAGAGAGCAGCTCAAGACAGCCTTCGAGAACGAGGCAAACTTCGGCAGCTTCATTACCGGCTTGATGACGCATTTTGCCAATGAGAGAAAGCAATGGCTCGAATCATTGAAGAGGTCCCTTCTGGCCAATACGATCGCTGCGAAAGCTGACATCAATGATGCCGACTCCAACATCCACCTGCTGACTGAGTACAATGCACTGACAGGGTTGTCCCTCACCGCAACAACTGTCATGCAGCCGGCAAACTATAAGCCGTTCATGCAGTGGGTCTACAGCAGAGTCAGCGAGATCAGCCGTCTCATGTCTGAGAGATCGGAGCTCTTCCAGCAGAAGATCACGAACTATCCGATCATGAGACACACCGATGTGAGAGATCAGAGAGTCTACATGAGCGCGAAGTTCCTCGACTCAATGGATGCAATGGTCCTGGCCGATACCTATCACGACAACTTCCTGAGATATGCGGATGTTGAAGCTGTCACCTACTGGCAGGCGATCCGCAATCCGCTGCAGGTCAGCGCGACTCCGGTCTACATTGACGCAGCAGGTGCTGTCAAGACCGGTGAAGCTCAGGTCCTCAGCAATGTCATCGGCGTCATGTTCGACCGCGACGCTATGGGCTACAACATCTACAACGATGTCATTGAAACAAGTCCATACAATGCAAAAGGCCAGTACTACAACATGTTTGCCCATATGGACATCCAGCTGCAGAACGACCTGACAGAAAAGGCTGTCGTACTCTATCTCGATTAGAGTCTCTGGCGGAGCTCTTCGGAGCTCCTCTTTTATTAAGGAGGTTTTGAATGTTCAATATAACATTATATAAATTCAACAAGCGCCCAAATTCTACAAAGGTACCGACAACCGGCGGGGATGTCGTTCCTTGTGTGATGAAATCGATCTCCTCCGTGATCACCCCGATCATCGAAGTCACAGACCCGAAAGGCAACAATAATATACCTCTTTACAATTATGCCTATATCCCCGCCTTCAATCGTTACTATTTCATCGAAGATGTGCGCTTCGATATAGGAGTCTGGACACTGTTCCTGCGGACTGACGTGCTGGCTTCCTATAAGGAGGACATCGAAAACAGCAGGCAGTATGTGCTGCGCTCTGCTTCCGCATACAATCCTGACCTGGTCGATACTTTTTACAATACCTACGTTGATGAAGAAAACGCTTATGCCAAAGCCCTTGCGACAAACTATCCGGAGGAATATGTCCCGTCAGATGACACATGGGCCGTGCGTTCGACGTACTTCTCAGGCTCAATCGGCAACGGCTGCTTCGTTGTCGGCGTCGTAGGTACGACCCTGACCGGAGTCAACTATTACCTCATGCCTGCCCGAGTCTTCCGCCGTTTCCTCAACAGAGGCTTCCAGATGGTGCCTTCTCAGATGACGAGCGTCGACACTGGCATCGCGCAGAGTCTGTATAATTACCTGCAGTATGTCACATACTGCAAGTGGTTCCCGGTCATGCCTTCACCAAGGACACTCGACCAGTATACTGCAGTGTATGAGATATACTGCGGATCACAGCCTGTCAATGTCTCTGCGACATCGGACACAACTCCGGACGACTGCTATCACATCGATACCAATATGGTGATAGAGTACAGGGAGTACATCACAATACCGAAACATCCATCCTCCGGCACATATAATTATTTGAATCTTTCCCCCTTTGCACAGTACTCTCTGTACTTCCAGCCGTTTGGATGCATACCTCTCGACTCGACAAAGATTTACGGATCAGAAGAGCTGAAGGTCACATGGTATATCGACTTCTGTACCGGAGCTGTAGAGCTGCAGCTGTTCAATGAGCAGGGAGGCATGGTATATACAGAGTCCACCCAGATCGGTGTGACCATCCCGATCAGCTCGTTAATCGTAGACTGGAAGGTCGGACTTGGTCTGTCGGCTCTCACCTGGATCAAGACGAAGGCAGAGGATATGTCCGGAGGCGTTCCTCTTACGGCGTTTGGAAATGCTCACCGCAACATGAACGACGTGAGAGCTGCCATCGAAAACGCACCAGAGCAAAACAAGTCCCTGATCGATACGGTCATGGATACTGTCTCTGCTTCCATGGGACAAGTGGCAACAAAAGGACAGCCTGCTTCTTTCCTCTCTTATCAGATGGGCCGTCCTTATATCTTTGCCTTCTTCATGGAGCAGACAGCGCACGACATCAACCGCTTCGGCGCCCCATGCTGTGCCAACAAGAGAATAGACTCGCTGACAGGCTTCGTCCTTTGTGCTAATGCAATGGTCGATTATGTCGTCGGAAATCCTACTGTAGACGAGCAGAACGCTATCATCTCAATGCTTAACAGCGGAGTGTATATAGAATAATGTCATTCACTCCCAGACTCAGCGAGCCAACGGACTTCTCGACTTATTACACCGAGAGAAGAATACCGGCACAACCTGACGGTACACCTACATATTGGCAGTACTTTTACTCCGGCGACTATACATACAGAACTCAAGGAGCCCATACAGGAAACTGCACATGGTATGCGATGGGAAGATCGGCAGAGATCGCCGGGCGTAACCTTTACAGCGAGTTTGCCGGATCGTATGAGGCCCAGAACTGGGAAAACATCTGGATAGGTAACCCTGCACAGACCAGCGGCTCCATAGCATGGCAGCCCGGTGACATCCTCATCTGGGCCAACAGTGCGATGACTTTCGGCCACGTCGAAGTCGTTGAAGTCATAAACGGTAATTATCTGACGATCTCTTACTCTGCATACTCAGGTACAGACCCTCAGGAAGACAACGGCACCTTCTTCAATACCAGAAGAAGATCAAAGCCGACATGGGGAGACCCTGCGTCTCTTACATCGGAGAGCGACTCGCGCTTCATCCGTAACAGTGGGGCGACGTATTTCCTGACTAATGAGTATCTGATCGGCGTCATCCATAATCCTTATTATGAGCCAGGACCTTCACCGTCTGAGAATCTGGAAATATCGATCAGTCCTTTGTCCTATGCGGTGACGATGTCAGCGACTCAGGATTATGTTGACTTCACCTTCAACATCACGATCACCGGCATCCCTGCAGGCGCTACTGTCTCAGGAGGAAACACCTATCCGGGACTCTCAAGAGTCTACAACACCGGCTGGTCCTATACCAATTACACGGTAGGCGGTACGACCTACCAGCGGGCCACGAAGACCCAGACGCTGCGCTACAACAGAGAGCACAGCTACGCATACACAACGACAAAGCACATGTACTTCAATCTGTCCTTCTCAACAGGAACGGTCAGCACAGACACACCTATGCGGATCAATGTGCAGATGAAGTCTTCACTCACTAACATACTGATGATCGCTGCACGAAGAAGAAAAAAAGGAGGTATCATCAATGTCGGCAAAGCCTAGCATCCCGGCCGGTTACGACTTCATCAATCTGTATAATGCAGGACTGAGGCCGTCGACCATTCACACGAAGAACACCGGGCTCTTCAATTACTACTTTAATCATTTATTTATCAAGGCACTGTCAGTCCTGAAGTGGGAAGGCATCCCCGAGACCTGGAGCATGGAGTTTTTCCAGTATGTCCTGTTTGGCTACGGCTTCATGGCCATATTCAAGACTCCGGAGTATGGCGTAATCCCGCAGAACTGCACGCTGTCCGATACGCATACGATCTTCTATCAGCCGAAAAGAGTCATCATCGCCAATCCGGTCCTGTCTTCCACCTTTGATCTGGAAGTCGGCAAGGACTGCGAACTGCTCCGCCTGGAGCCGGACTACAAAGGCATCACAGAGATCGTCAGCCTGTATGCAGACATGCTGGCAGTGGCGACAGAGACGGCAGCCGTCAACCTATTGAACTCCCGCGCGAGCTTCGTCTTCTTCGCACAGAACAAGGCAGCCGCTGAGACCTATAAGAAGATGTACGACACGCTTGCTTCCGGTGATCCGTTTGCGGTCATCGACAAGGACCTTCTCAACGAGGACGGCTCCCATAACTGGGAATGGATGCAGCAGAACGTCGGCCAGAACTACATCGTCACGGATGTCCTCAACGACCTGAAGACGATCGAAGACCGGTACAACACCAAGATCGGCATACCGAACGCCAACACCCAGAAGCGCGAGCGACTGATCACGACCGAGGTCGAGTCCAATGACTCCGACACTGAGTGTCTCGTCGATGTATGGCTCGATACTCTGGGCCGAGACCTGGAAAAGATCAACTCCCGATACGGACTGAATATCTCTGTATCATATAGATATAAACAAAAGGAGGAAAAGGCAGATGATAACGAAAGCGACACTGTCGATACTGGGGCTCTATAGATATGACCCGACCATCTTTTCCGAGATGTGGCTCCCTGCAGTCATTACCGACAAAGGCGATGAGCATCTGGTCTATGAGCAGATACTTCTCGAATATGCGGAGCTGGAGGTTTTATATCCTGATCCCGCCGTGATGAAGCAGGCCATATCTGTCTGGTCACAATCGAGAATACAGGCATGGACCAGAATGGCCCGCGTCCTTTATGAGAACTATGACCCGTTCATCAACATCAAGAGAGATGAACGCCGGGAGATCACCCAGACGCGGGACCTTGAGAGCACAGGTGAAGCTGAAAACAAGGTCAGCGCCTGGAATGACACGAACTACTCCGACCGCTCGAAGACCGGAACGACCTCGACCGATACCGGCACAGTGACCACGCTGGAGACCTTCCACGTCGAAGGCGACTCTGCGATCACTGACGCACAGGATGTACTGAAAAAGGAAATGCAGGTAAGACTTGAATACGACCTCATTAACATAATAATTAAGGAGTTTAAAGACAAGTTTCTGCTGCAGATATACTAAAGGAGGACAATTATGCCAAAGAAAAAGAAACCCGCTGAAACGGCCCAAAAAGAGCCTCAAAAAGAGAATACTGTCATGCATCATGCCTTCTTCCGCTTCGGCAATGAAGGTCTGTACATTGCGGTATATGATGACTACGAAGTCCACGTCACCTTATACACGAGCGATGAAGTCATTACAAAGACCGTAAAGATGAAAGGAGACCTAAATGCCACTGTATGACGATTTTCCTTATACCAATTTTCACGCGCTGAATCTGGACTGGATCGTCCGCAAGCTCTCCGAACTGGAAAAGGGCGAGTCATCCGAGGAGCAGTCCTCCACGACGACACTGGCCAATAATCTTGCAGGTAACTATCCATACACCAACTTCCACGCATTGAACCTTGACTGGATCGTCAGGTCCATGCTGGAGCTTGAGCATGAGTGGGACTCCATCTCCGACAACATCACAGCATCCGCTCACTTCTCCCTCAATCCGACGGCAGAAGTCACCGGATCGCTGCAGGATGGTCTCAATTTTGACTTTGGTCTTCCTGTAGGTCCGGAAGGTCCTGCAGGTCCTCAAGGTCCTCAAGGCGTGGCGGGTCCTCAAGGTCCTAAAGGCCCAATCGGTCCGGAAGGTCCCCAGGGCGTCCAGGGCGAGACCGGAGCAGGTCTTGAGATTCTTGACAGGTATGCTACACTGGCAGACCTGCAGGAAGCTCACCCGACAGGCAACCCAGGTGATGCCTACATGGTAGGCGATCATCTCTATATCTGGAGCGTCTCGACAAGCGCATGGGTCGACGCAGGAACTCTTTCCTCTCCATCCCCATCCGTCACCGTTCCACTCATGGACGGGACTGCTGCGATCGGATCGCTGACGACCTATGCTAAGGCAGACCATAGACATCCGACCGATACATCCAGAGCCTCGCAGGAAGAGCTCGACGAACTGATCAAGACCTCCCAGACACTGATCGATCAGAGCTTCACCTACAGAGAAAGCCCAGCCATTCAGGATGGCCTGGCAAGGATTGACAGGATTAAAGGGAATACGCTTGTGTGGAATCAGTTAGTTCAAAATGGGAACTTCGCTGATGGTAGAACAGGGTGGTCTGTATCTAATGGTTCATTATCTGCAAGTGATGGTGTATTAACATATGAGGTTACTACAGTAACAGATACTACATACGGAAACAGATTTCAGAATAGCATTCCAATTGTTAAAGATCATCTTTATTATTGTTGTGGTGAGTTTATGTCATCGAAAGCGGGTGCGAGAATATCGGCAAGAAGAGGAACGAGTTCAAATGTTTTCTTTTATATTGAATTGCCACAAGCAAACGTATGGAAAAAACAAAATTCAGTTGCAACTGCAACGGCAGACGGCATTAGCCTAGTCCTTTCGTTTAACAATGTTAATAGCGTCGGTGAAGTAGGTGACAAAATCTATGCGAGAAATATCATGCTCATAGACCTCACTCAAATGGGTCTAGACATCACAGACCCTAGTGAATTCACTTCACTCTTTAATCTTTCATATTATGACTACAATGCAGGCAGTCTTCTGTCATTCAACGGTACAGGATTGAAGTCTGCCTCTGAAGATGCAAGCAAGGAAGACACGCTGACGCTCCCTGTCGCGACATACTTCCCGACCGGAATGAAGAGTGCAGATAGTGTGTATGATGAACTGACAGAAACAAAGGCAATCACAAGGATCGGCTCACGAGCCTATCAGAGCGGTGATGAAAGTGATACGTCAGTAATTACAGACGGCACCACTACATATTACATTTTGGAAACTCCAACAGAGACAGATGTTGATCTTGACCTGTCCTACAAGTCATACCTTGACGGCACAGAACAGCTGCTTCCGGTCAATGGATCTTCTCCAGTCACTTCACCGATCAGGGCAGACATCACCTATCTGTCGATCGGAGAAGTACTCGAAGAAATCCTTGATGAGCTGGGCAACATCCCCGGAACGATTGAGCAGGAACTGCAAAGCCTTGATGATCGCGTGAGCGATGCTGAAGCAGACATCACAACGATCGAAGGAAACGTCAGCAGCAATACCGGAAGGATCACTACGCTTGAGACAGGTCTGGCCAATACCAACGGACAGCTGCAGAACCTCAATACAAGCCTGGGCAACACCCAGACACAGCTTACGTCGCTGGATGACTTTGTGAGTGATATTGCAAACACTCCTAATCCCGGATATATGAGCTCAACCAATTCAATAGGTATTCATACCGCAACTTTAAATGTCACACTATCCGCTGGACAGAGCGGCTGGGCCAATATACCTCTCCCGACAAATATTTTGACAGGCTTTATCCCTTTGTTTGTTGTAGGAGCATCTACTGGAGATGGAAGTGTATGTCTATTTAAAATACCTAGCACATACAACCAAAATAACATCTACAGAGTAGGAGTAAAGAACACGTCCAACTCTTCAGTCACTACTCAGGTCAGTATTGAAATACTTTGTATTAAGAACCGTTAGTACCCTCCCCTCTCCTCGCGGGGCTCCTGGC